GGATTTTTTCGGCGGCGAACTTGAGGTACTGGATGGAGTCAGAGAAAACGAAACAGCCTTTTATGTAAAAACATCAGACATTCCGGTTGTGGTTGGAACTGGGTACGATAAAACAGCTACGAAAGCGTTTGGAACGGGAACAGGGAACTCTAGCCGTTTCGGGGAGAGAAAAGAGATTATCTACGCGAACACGCCGGTTAATTACTCTTGGGGATGGAATTACCACGAGGGGATTGACCGACACACCGTGAATAATGATTTTGACGTTGCGGTAGCAGATCGCTTGGAACTGCAGGCGAGGGCTAAGACAAAGCAGTTTAACAAACAGCACGGAAATTTTATTTCCCATTCTGCCGGAAAGTCTTTGAAAGCCACAGATTATACGGCAGACAATGTATTAAAGCTGTTTAATGAGCTGTCTAAGTATTTTAATAACATCGAAGCAGTTGGAACGAAAAAAATTAAGGTTTGTTCCGATCTGTACAATGCCGTCGTGGATCATCCTTTGAATACGGCTGCTAAAAACTCCACTGTAAACATTGATGGCAATGAGGTTGTGAAGTTCAAGGGATTCCTTGTAGAGGAGATTCCGGATGAATTATTCCAATCTAAAGAATGCGCCTATGCATATATTGCCGGAGTTGCAAAAGCATTTACTGGAATTAACACAGCGAGAACGATTGAATCGGAAGACTTTGACGGAGTAGCTCTGCAGGGAGCTGGTAAGGCTGGAGAATTTATTCCGAATGACAACAAGAAAGCTGTAGTTAAAGTGTCGGTGGGGGAATAGCACCCCCTGAAGACCTCGCCTTGGTAGGCAGGGGGAAAGTCGGAAAGGCAAAAGTAGGTAAAGCAAAATAGGAGGTATGAGTTATGGCATATGAACCAACTAAATGGAATAATGATGACGTTATTACAGCAGAGAAACTGAATAAGTTAGAGCAGGGCGTGAAGAATGAGCAGATTGGACCAGCAGGACCAGCAGGACCAGCAGGACCAGCAGGACCAGCAGGAGCAAAAGGCGAAAAAGGCGATCCAGGAGTAGCAGGACC